AAGTTGCTGCCAATGCTCGCCGCTTGCGAAACGCCGGAGATAAGCGACCCGTAGCTATTGACGCGCAGGGCGTTGGCGGTGTTCTGGCCTTCCAAGAGGATCGGCTGGGCGCGGAAGGACGCGCTGGCCGCGTTGTAGTCGGCGGCGGCTTGGTCGATCAGCGAATACTGGGCCTGCCATTTTTCGACTGCGGCCTTTTGGAAATAGGCACCACGCTCAAGGTTGGCTTTGTAGAGTTCGTCGCCCACGGCCATGTTCATCAGTCCGGCGCTTTCGGCCATGACGGCCAAGGGCGAACCGCTGGTAGCCACACCTGCCTTGGCGTAGCGAGCGCGTTGGGTTCCCAAAAGTCGGTCGTTTTCTTGGCGCATCCGGCGGGCGCGTTCGCGGGCCTCTTGTTCCACGCGCAGCCCCTCGTTCTCCATGACCTTGGCGTTCTGCATGCCCGCGGCGTATTGCTGCTCGGCGGCGACCTTCTGCATCGCCGCCTGCATCTGCATGTTTTGCAGTTGCACTTGGTAGTTGTAGTTGGCCAGACGCTGCGCGGACGCGGCCTGCTGCTGCTGGCCGTAGTAGCTGATGCCCGCGCTGGCCAGCGTTCCCAAGATGGCCGTTCCGGCCAAAACTGATGCGGTGATTCCGGCCATATTATTCGATGACTTTGACGAGGTGGGTAACGTCCTCGTCGGCCTTGGTGAACCCGTTCTTCTGGTGGAACTTGACCAGCGAATCCTGCCTGCATGTCGTCATCATGGCGCGGTAGCCGGTGGCCTTGGCCTCGCCGGTCAGAAACGAATCCAAGTGACGGAGGGCTTTGACGGCGCGTCCCGCGTTGGCTTCGGGATTGCTGACCATATACTCCAGCCAGCAAACCGGCGACGAGTTGTCCATGTAGAGCCACGCCGCGGCGGTGTCCTTGGTCTTCTCGCCCTCAACCCAGTAGGCAATGACGCCCAGCTTGGGCAAAAAGGTTTGCGGCACCGGATTCCACCCGTGGCCCGTCCACCACGCGCAGACCATGTCATAGTCTTGCGCGGGATCGAACATGCGGAGTTGGATGGCGGCTTGGCTCATGGGTTTAGTCAAATCACACTAATGTCAATCTCCGAAGGCGTCGAGCTTTGCGACAAGGGCGCGGACGGTCAGCGGATAGGGCAGGGTTTGCCGGAGGTAGAGGTCAGCGTCCTCGGAGTAGTTGCCCGCCAAGACGACCTCGGTATCGCCGCTGAAAGGCGGCGGGCTGGAGTCCATTGGGTCGCTAAAGTCGCGGGGATACATCCAAAGCCATTCGCTGCCGTCGGTGCTGGCCTGCCCACCCAAGGACTTGTAAAGGCTGACCTCGACGCGGTTGAGGCGTTTGTTGCGCCCGCGGGTCGGGCCGTCCTGCATGTTGTAGTCGAGCTTCATGGGCTGGAGCAGGCTGGTGAAGTGCAGTCCCACCAGCACCTTGCTGGCCGCTTTGGCCAAGGTGATCTGCCCGCCGGAAACGATGACGCTGGGCTGCACGGCCCCGTCGGCCAAGATGCTGACCGTTTTGCCCTCCAAGTGGGACAGTCCGGTGATCGCGGTGGTGGCTGCGCCGGAGTAGCGTTTGGCGCAGTCCAGATACCACCAATCAGCCTTGGTCTGGGCATCGAACGCGGCCCGCCAGTCGGGGCGCAGGCGCTCGATGTAACGCTTGGTCTGGCCGTTGACTGTGCGCTTGACCGCAAACCAGACCTCGTCGTCATTGCCGCCCAGCCCGTAGATGGTGGCCACGGACTCAAATTCGCCGTCGGTCGTGTGCCGGTGCCACGCGACCACTTCCTGCTCGCGCTCGTAGGTCATCGCGGCCAGTTGCCCGTCGCCGCGCAAAGCCCAGAGAATGGCGTCGGGCTGCTGGGTGTAGCTCAACTCGGCAATGTCGCTGAAGGTAACGTGTTCGGCCAAAACGGTCATGTCGGGGGCGACCCATGCATCACGCTCAAAGGAGTAGACCAGTTCGCGCACTTTGCGCCCTTGGCGCTGGACGAAAAGCAGGACGTCGTTGATCAAGACGGCCCGCATGTAGCGGGAACCGTAACCGGACTGGCGCTGGGCCTGCACGTTGCTCGGCGTGAGCGGCTGGTCGCTGGCCGTTGATCCGATTGTCCACTCGTCGCCGGAGGTTCCCAGCATGAGCTTGCGCTGCGAGTAGAGCCAGTTGATGCGGTTGCCTTCGCTGGCCGCGATGGTGAATTGCAGCGCGGCGTCATCAGTCGTCCCAATCTTGAAGTTTTCAAAATCGTCCAGCGCGGAAAGCCAGACGTTCTGCGGGTGGCCGCTGGTTCCGGCGAAGGCAAGGCGCTGCTCATGGACGGCCACGGTGCGGGCGAACCCGTATTTGGAGCAAAAGGCCGATTGCTGGGACGACACGCTCTGGCGCGAATCGCTCCACCGGCCAAGGTATTCCAGAACGGTGGCGGTGGCCGAAGTGGCGCTGGCCACGGCGGTGATGCTGACCCGCCCGCCCTCGGTGTAGTCGCGGGTTTCCAAGATCATGCGGGCGTTGGTGTTGCTGGCATAGTTGGTGACGCGCAAAACGTATTCGGTTTCCAGTGGCTCGGTGCCGGTCGAGACGATGTTGCGGTTGCCGGTGGCGTCGTAGCTGCGGACGGTTTCCATCCGGCTGACGTTGTGCATTTCCACTGTCGCTGATGCGGCTCCGCTGTTGGCCACGGTGAAAGTAAACTGGTCGGCGCTGGTCACGGTAATCGTGTAGGCACCGGCAAAGGGCGCGGCTCCGGTGATCAGCACGGTGTCGCCGGTTGTCCAGCCATGAGCGGTCAAAGTTGCGGTGGCCGTGGTCGTCGAGCGCGTGACCGCGACGGCGGAAGTGGCGAGCAGTTTGTCCATTTCCTCCTGCGTCTTGCGGAGAATGGACACGGTCGCGTCCCACGTTCCGGTCGTCTGAAAGTCCCATGTGGCGTTGGCCGACACGGGGATCACGCCGGAGAATCCGTTGGCCGAAATGGCCAGTTCGACAAAGTTGAGCGCCTTGTTGAAATTGAGGGCAATCTCGGTGCCGACGTCGGAGGCGGTGAAAAAGTTCTGCGAGGAGGTCAGCGTGATGGTGCCGCGGTTGGCCGACGCGGTGAACTTGACCGCGTTTTCCAGATCGACCAGCGGCGGGTATTGCCAGTTGACCGCGGCCAGCGTCCAGTTGTTGTCGGCCAAGCGGGTCAGTTTGTAGGGGGGATAGTTGGCGTGGGCGATGTAGAGGATGTCGTTGATCTGGACGTATTGCAGTTCGCGCAGATGGGCTTCGTCGTAGGGGCTGGCCAGTTCCAAGGGGTTGCTGGGGGAAGACGGGTTCATCACCGGCACGCCATTGCCCCAGACGCGGAAATACTGGTGGCCAAACTCCAAGACAAAGCGCGTGGTCGTCGAAAAGTTGAAGGGGATTAAGCGGCAGCGTTTGTCGGATAGCTTGGCTTCGCCCAAGTATTCGGTTCCGGCGCGGCGGTAGACCCCCCCGTAGGGCAGCACGATCATGTTCTCCAAGCGTCGGCATCCGCTGCGGTATTTCTCGACGTCCGTGCGGGCGTCCATGTAAGGACTCAACTCGCCTGCATTGAGGGCGGTGACGAGGAGATTGGCCATGACCTATTGGCTGCTGGGAAACTTGGTGTAGCGGGCCGCGACAAGGTCGCTGTTCGTCCACGGCATCTTGCGCCGGAGACGCTCCTCAAAGGCGTCGGCCATTCTCGCTTTTGGGCCGGTAATGGCTTCGTATTCTTGCAGCAACTCCTGCGGCATGTTGCGGCTTCCGGTGAGCGGGCCTGCCAGACGCGAGGCCAGCATGGTGGCGAGCGCATGGACAAACAGCGGGTGATAGAACGATCCGTCCTCCACGCGGGCGACATACCGGATGTTGGCCTCCTCGGCGTTGGTCAAAAGCTGGTCAGCCTCGACGCTAAACTCCCCCATCCTTTCGTTGGGTTCGTAGCCGTTGAGTTGAACGACGCGCAGGCAATCAACCGGCAACTGGTAGGCGCTGGCCCATTCGCTCTGCGGGGCGTCGGCCAGCTTGTTGAGCGCGGAGCGGCGCATGGCGAAGTTCCAGCGATGCCCTTGCAGGACTTCGTCGCGGGTCTGGGCGAAGAAACGGTTGCAAAACTGGGCCTGCTTGCTGTCGTCGGTCAGCGCCATGATCGGGCTGATGCCCAGCTTGGCCAAAGCCAAGTTGCAGATGGATGTTTCGTCGGCCATGAAAGTTAGAAAAAGGTGGCAGACTATTG